GTCGGGAAAAATAAAAGCCGTTTTCGGCAGGATTTTCTTTGAATTTTGAGTGGAATATATTACCTTTGTTGTGATGGCGCAGCGATTCATAGCAACGAGATTACCAGAGGAAGATGCCGCCGTGCTTGACCGGCTTCTTCGCCACAGCAGGGAGAGCATATACTCCCTGCTGCGGAACTTCCTGCTTACCTACATCAAGCTGGCCGATCCGGCCAACTGGCAGGATGAGCGCCCTCCGCTAGACCTGCTGCGTTACATCACATCTGGCACAAAGGGCCAGCGGGATGCCATGCGGTCGGCAGCGCAAGAGGAAGAGCTTAGGTCAATGTTCAGCGATATCCGTTATGAGAAAGAAAGGCGCAAACCCTGACTACCGAGCTATCATAACGGGCAAGCGCTGGACCACGCTGCGCGGTATGAAGATGCTGATGAATGCCATCGACAACGGTGGCTTCTGCGAGCGTTGCGTCAAGTTGTACCGAGCAGGCGGCCCTCGTCCCCGTGAGGCCACAGAGGTGCACCACATCGTGCCGATCGAGAGCGGCCACACCCGCCAGGAGATGGAGGCGTTGGCATACGACGAGAACAACCTGATGGCTCTGTGCAGCCAGTGCCATCATGAATTACACAAAGAACTCGGCAGGGTACACATTAAGGAAGCCCTACGGGAAGAAATAGACGAATACCTAAAAAGCATACGCAATGGAAGACAAGAGAGGACAGCACCCGAACAGCCGGGCGAATCTTTTGAAGGGCATGGCCCTTCCTAAGCTCATGTATACCGACAGCCCATCCCAACGGCTTGCGAATTCCATCCTCGATGAGGTGGTGGAGTGGGAGGGCGAGAAGGTGACCGCCCGCGAGGCGATTCTACGTCAGCAGCTCACTCAGGCCCTTGGCGGGGATTTGCGGTCATGCCAGTTCCTGATTGAGTTGGCGGGTCGCAACGAGAAAGACAGTGCCGCTGTGAAGACAGCAACTATGAATCCACTTGAGCAGCTCCAGGCGATGATGCGTCAGAGCGAGATAGATGACAGACGAAAGAAAGCAGACTGAGCGTGAGGCGAAGCGGTTGGCCATCGAGCGGCTGAGTGATGCCGACCTCGACGGCTATCTGCTGGGGGACATCGACCCCCGGCTGCTTGATTATTACAATTCCCTAATAGCCGATCCCGATGGGCATAACGTCTACGAGCTGCTGGCTGCCGTGAAATTCTTACGGCTGCTTAAATCATACAGTTTCGACACTGCAGCCGCGGTAAACTTCATGCACTTCTACGAGTTTCTGAAGTTCAGCGGGCAGAATGGCCGTCAAAGCTATACGCTCACCCCTGTGCAGGTATTCCAGTTCTCCTCCATCATGGGATTTGTCAAGGATGACGGCACCAGGCTTGTGCGCAACGCCCTGCTGTTCGTCCCGCGCAAGTTCAGCAAGACGACGAGTGTGTGTGCATTCGCCATCTACGATTTCCTGTTCGGTGACGACAATGCCCAGGCTTATACCGGGGCAAACTCGTATGATCAGGCCAAGATCTGCTTTGATGAGATCAGCAAGGTGCTGCACGGGCTAGACCCCGGGTGGACGAAATTCAAGGCCACGCGCGAGCTCATCAGGTGGCGCGATGGGCGGCACAGCAGCATCCGCTGCTTGAGCAACTCACCCGACAAGCTCGACGGCCTCAATGCCAGCACCGTCATTTTGGATGAGTATGCCCAGGCCGACAGCGCCGACCTGCGCAACGTGCTCACAACGTCGATGGGCATGCGCGCCAACCCCCTGCTTGTCACCATCACCACAGCCAGCGACAAGCCCACTGCCCCATTCGTCCAGGAGCTGGAGCACGAGCAGGGCGTGTTGCTCAACGAGGTACTCGACGGCTATGCCGGTGACGACACCAGCTTCGCCCACATCTTCATGCCCGACTGCGACGATGAGGAAGGCGATCCGGCAACCTGGGCAAAGGTGCAGCCCCACCTGGGCATCACCGTGCGCCCTGAATTCTACGAGCAGCAGTGGCTTGAGGCTCAGAAATCAATCGAGAACATGAAGGCGTTCCGCACCAAGATGCTCAATGTCTTCGTCAGCGGCAACGACCGTGGATGGATAGAGGGCAGTGTCATCCGTGAACACTCCCGAGAACTTGACATCGACACCCTAGGCTACCGCGCCGACTGTGAGGTGGGCGTTGACCTCTCCGTCGATGACGACTTCTCGGCGGTGTCATATTACATCTGGCTCAAGGGCGAGCAGCAGCACCACATCCATACAGAATACTATTTCCCTGAGGGACGCATGGCTAAGCACCCCAACCGTGAGGTATACCAGCGTTGGGCAGATGAAGGTCACCTCAAATTGTGCAAGGGAAACATCATTGACTACGGGCAGATAGTGAATGACATCCTGGCGCACGGGAAGAATCTGCGCATTATTAAAATCGCGTTCGACCCAAACAAGGCCGCCGAGTTCACCAACCTGCTCATCAACTGCGGCGGCCAGAGCTATCTTTACCCGTACAAACAGACATGCTTCTATTTCACAAAGCCATGCATGGCCCTGGTGCGGATGCTTGAGGAAGGGCTCATCACGTTCAACGTCAACCCCGTGAATAACTACTGTTTCGACAACTGTATACTTTTCATCGACAACATGGACAATTGCAAACCGATGAAACGCGGCGAGAATCGCAAGATTGACGGAGCCATCACCGCACTGATGGCACTTGGCGTGTCGCTCGAGCAGAAGCGTTGAGCCAGGTGTTTAACACATTCCCCATATAAATGTAGACACACTACACATATGGGAATCTGGGATTTTTTCAAGAAGAAACGCTCCGTAACACCGGCGCTGCTGCAGGTCACCGTCAACGGCAAGACCTACAGCGTCTCGGCATCCACCACCACCGGCATGATGCTGGCGGCGGTGTGGCGGTGTGTCGACATCGTCAGTGGTACCGTTGCCTCTTTAGGCATCGACATCGAGCGCCGTGTCGGCAAGTACTGGCAGGTGGACGACGGGAACCCGCTGGAGCTGGTGCTCAGGCTCCGGCCCAACGAACGGGTTAACTCGTTCGACTTCTGGAAGGCCGCCGTAGTGGAGATGCTGCTGCACGGCAACGCCTACATCTACCCCTACTTCAGCGCCGATGGCAAGATCACAAAGCTGTACCTTATCCCCAACGGTCGATGTGACTATGATGCAGCGAGTGACACCTACGACATCCAGGATGATGTAAACAACCTGTTCACCACCTGTAACGGGTGGCGAATCGTCCACCTTAAGAACCTCAGCCTTGATGGGGGGTTTACGGGCGTGTCCACGCTGACCTATGCCCGCAAGGTGCTGGGGGTCGGTGGCAACCTTGACGAGCTGCAACTTGATAGCTTTGCCTCTGGGTCTACCCTGCATGGTTTCATCAGTGGCGACAGCAACCTGGTGCAGGGCTTCGGCGCTCCCCAGGATGACCAGCTGAGCGCCGTGAAGGACAACATCACATCGCAGCTCAACAGCGGTGCCAAGATTTTTACACTGCCAGGAACGATGAAATTCAACCAGCTGTCTCTCTCCCCGAGTGACCTGCAGCTGGTCGAGTCTAAGAACCTCAACGTGCTCGACATCTGCCGCTTCTTCGGTGTGCACCCCGACAGGGTATTCCAGAGTTCAAGCACGAACTACAAGGGCAGTGAGAGCGCCCAGACCGCATTCATGACCGACACGCTGTTCCCGCTGATCAACAAGATCGAGACAGAGCTCACGGTCAAACTCATTGCCAACACTCAACTCGAAGGCTATCGCGTCAGGTTTGACCTGGACGACTATTATATCTCGGACATGAGTACTAAAGCAGACTATTACACAAAGATGATATCTGCCGGTGTGCTCACCCCCAACGAGGTGAGGATTCGCGAGGGTCACGCCCCCGTCGAGGGTGGTGACTCCGCGTTCATCTCATGCAACGTCGCCCCCATCGACTCAGCCAAGATCAAGGGGGAGACTACGACACATCCACTAGGACAAGAAAGAAATGAATAAGATATACCGAAACACACAAGACTGCCAGCTCCGCGCACTGGAGAATTCCCGCACCATCGAGGGATACGCTGTTGTGTTCAACGAGCGCAGCGTGTTCCTGCCTGACTGGAACAAGGGACGCATGGTGGAGGAAGTGATGATGCCAGGCAGCATCACCGAGGAACTGATTGCCAGCAGCGACGTGGTCGCCAACATCGACCACGACAACTCCCGCATGGTTGCCCGCAGCGTCAACGGCGAGGGGTCGCTCACCCTGAGCGTCGACGACCACGGCATGAAGTTCAGCTTCGAGGCCCCGCTCACCAATGACGGCGAGGCGGTGCTCCAGGGCGTGCGCCGAGGCGACTACCGCGGCTGCTCATTTGCTTACACATGCGATGAGGATACTGGTGTGCACTACGAGAAGAACGAGAAAGATCCCCGTGCCCTCATCCGTTACGTCGATGAGGTCACAGGTCTCTACGATGTCAGCGTGGTCATCCACCCGGCATATCCACAAACCAACGTAGACTCCCGTTCAGCCGTGCTGGACGGTGCCCTCAAGCGAGGGATGATTGAAAACCAAGAAGAACAGAACGATAATAGCAATTCTAATTCAGAAACTATGGACGAAAAGAAGAACACACCCGTAGAGGAGCGCGACGTGGACACCATGTTCGACTCCATCAAGACTGAGATGGAGGGCATCAAGCGCTCCATCACCGATCTCCAGGCTGGCCAGGATGCCGTGAGCAAAAAGGTCAGCTCCATCAAGGTGCGCGGCGAGAAGAAGCGTGACTTCTCCCTGCTCCGTGCCATCCGTGAAGTCGCTGCAGGTGACAAACTGAGCGATGACGTTGAGGCCATCACCCGTGCCGGTCGTGAGGAAATGCGCAGCGCAGGTCTCGGCACCGTCGGCCAGATTGTTGTGCCCCAGCTGCGTGCAGATGTTACCGTTACCGCCGAGCACGATGACACCATTGGCATCGACGTGTACAACACATTTGCTCCCATCCGTGAGGGCCTCGTAGCAGCTCAGGCAGGTGCCCGCTACTACACCGGCCTTGTCGGTGACGTTCGCATCCCCGTTCTCGGTGGTGGCAACGTCGCATGGGCTACCGAGGTGGCAAGTGCCGCTGACCCCGCCTACAGCTTCACCGCCGTTAACCTGACTCCCAAGCGCCTGACTGCCCAGTTCAAGCTGAGCAAGCAGATGGTCGCTCAGGACAACGCCCTCATCGAGGCTACCCTGCTGGCAGACATCCGCAAGGCTGTCATCACCAAGTTGAACACCACCATGTTCGGCACCGCTGCCGCTTCGGGTGGCGCTCCCAAGGGTATCGGTAACGGCCAGACCGCTGCCGTTGCTACCGATTGGGGCAAGCTGACCACGCTGGTTGAGGCTGCTGTTGAGCGCCTGGCTGTTGGTGAGGAGTATGCCTACATCGCATCGCCCGAGGCTGCTGCCGTCATCCGTCAGATGACCTACAACAAGACCACCCGTCTGGTCTATGAAGGTGGCAACGTGGACGGCACTCCCCTGTTCAAGACCATCGGTTGTGCTGCCAACCAGGCCTACTACGGCGACTGGAGCAACCTGGTAATCGGTCAGTGGGGCGCACTCGACCTCACCGTTGACCCCTACAGCGCTGCCGGTACTGGTGAACTGGTGATCACCATCAACAGTTACTTCGACTACGGCGTGGCCCGCGCAGGTTCGCTGAAGTTGTTCACCACCGTATCTGCTGGCTAAGTAATCTGCCATCACAATGGAGTACACACCGAAATACGCAACGGTAGCAGATCTGAAGAAGCACAGTTACATCTCCACCACTGATGAAGATGATTTGCTTGCTCTCTATCTCTGCAGTGCCGAGCAGACCGTCACCGAGACGCTGCAGGTGAAAAGCCTGTCGGTGTACATCGGCGACGATGGTGTGTTGCCCGCCCAGATATATACCGCGATTCTCATGCAGGCCGCTGCTTTGTATGAGAATCGTGAGGGTATATCGAGCGCCCAGCAGCATGTCGTTCCGTATGCAAACGTGATGGCGCTGCTTGGTAAGATTATCAATTACGGCCAACTTAATAAGTGCAGCAAGTGATGGAAGCGGGAAAACTGACCGAAAGGATTTCTATCCAGCGGCCCGTGGTGGAGCGAGACATCTACGGCTCCACGACTACCGTCTGGACTGACGTTGCCGCCAACCTGCCCGCCGCAGTCAACTATGTCCGTGGCGACAGGGAGATTGACAACGAGGAAATTTTCCACGGCCGGATTACCACGTTTTCCATCCGCTGGCGTGGCGCAGTCAATGAAGAGATGCGTATACTTTGGGGAGACTTGAAATATCGCATTCTCAGCATTGACAGGCGCACACACCGCCGCGAGTACTTCATCCGCACCGAACTCATCAACGAATAATGGTCAATGACGGCATACAGGTGGACGCTTCCCGCTGTTATGCGCTCTTCCGTAGGTTATCTACGAAGAACCAAAGGAAGGTCAGCAAGGCAGCATTGAGGGCGGCGGCCAACAAGGTCAAAAACCAAGCCGTCAAGAACCTCCAGGGGGTGATAGGGCACAGCGTCCGCAAAACGAGGACTTATGTCAAAGCCAACGGCAAGACCGAGAAACAGAACCTTGCAAAAGGCATCAAGGTTGTTGCCAGGGACGCGGAGACCGCCAAAGTCCACATCATGGGCGACTACCGCCTGAAGTGGTTCGAGATGGGTACAGAATACCGCACCACCAAGGGCAATCGACGAAGGGGTAAGAAAATCCCCGTTAGGCGTGCATCCAACAGGGGTAGGGTGTTCAAGGATCAGAGCAAACTCAGATGGTTCGACAAGGCGGTGAAGGAAAGAGAGCACGAAGCGGCACGGGATATCGAGGAAGCATTAGTAAAACACATCAAAAAACAGGCAAATCGTGAAGGGATTACACTTATCTAAGGCGATACAGGCGATACTTGCACAGGCGGGCATCACCAACGCCCACGCCATCGTGGCAGAGGAAAATACCCCTCAGCC